AATCGAGCGAAGTCTGGCTTTAGTGCGTTTCGATATGTTCCAAATACACGTGCGGGACAGCAGTTAGTGTCTCGCTCGGTTTATGGTCCTGACTGGGCAGAAGGGCGCAAATTCAATCGACAAAGCGTACACTGCATCGGACAAGGCACACCTATTCTTACCAGACAACCTAACGGCTCATATACGTTAACATTTTCTGAGTCTACTCATTACGCTAACGAATATGGCTGGGCGTTTCAAGGCGACTACAAAGCCGTGCTTGCTGTAACGTATCGTGCAGGTCGAAAGGTTGAAAATGGTGATGTCACACTTCTAGACGTACGAGGCGGTATCTATCCTTATGACTTCATCAAATCAAGAAATAAGATAGAGATATAATAAATAACAACAACGAAGGATATCGATAACCATGACTTGGAGAAGAATACCCGGCAATCCATATTGGGAATTCAATGACGAAACTGTCAATGCCAAATATGAGAATATGAATGTCGTTGCGGGCGTTAGAACTGATGGAATTAATCAGATTTACGCACGTGTTCGCCGTGTCGGAGATCCAATCAACGCAAATCGTGGTGAGATTGTGGCTACGTTTCACAATGCAAATGCAGGTGTTATTGGTGTTCAGCCGTCTTCGTTTTATCTAAGTCAACCAGAAGCTACCGTACCTTTCATTTTAAGTAACGGGGACGCAATGATAACCGCAGATGGACTTACGTTTACAGTTTTAGAACAATAGGGGCTAAAAATGGCTAACTACAATTCAATATACACAGGGGCTGAGGTAGACTCTGCTTTGGGTAAAGCCAATACAGCTCTGCAACCAAACACCGAAATTAGTGTAAACAATATTACAACGACAGGTTACATAAGAGGACCAAGCACTTTTGTAATTGATCCTGCTGTCCATGGAGACAGTTCGGGAACTCTAACAATTTTGGGTAATCTTCAAGTTGATGGCACGACAACTACGATTAATAGTACAACCGTTGAAGTTGATGATAAAAATATTGTTCTAGCAAATGGTGCGATTAACGCATCGGCAGCGGATGGTGCAGGTATTACAGTCGATGGTGCTTCTGCTACGTTGATCTATAATTCAATACCAGACGCTTGGTCGTTTAATAAAAAATTGTTGGTTGGGAAAAATTCATCAAGCATCACAACTGCTGGAACTGAAATAACAAGCTCCTCACTACTTCAATCTGTATCTGATACTTCAACAAATCTTGCCACAAATGGCGGCGCTGTACTCAATCTATGCAACACCTCGGCTACTGACGGTAACTTTTCAAACATAGGTGGGTACAACAGTAATGGTTTAGTTGTATCTCAAATGAACTTTATTAATTTAAACCACGCAAGCAGAACAGGTGCTATTACTTTTTCTACGCATAACGGCTCAAGTATGCCAGAGCGCATGCGTATCGACGCCAGCGGCAATGTGCTGGTTGGGAAGGATACAACTGCCATTGAAACCGTTGGTATTGATTTCCTCGCCACAGGAAGAATTATAGCGACAGCGGATGGAGATGATGTTGCAGTATTCAATCGCAAAACTTCGGACGGCGACATTGCAGTATTTAAAAAAGACGGCATCACTGCGGGAAGTATTGGTGTTGCCTCTGGCCCTGTTTCGTACATCGTACTTAATAATACCGTAACTGATAATGTAGCTGGGTTAAAAGGCGCTAGTGGGGCGATTTTGCCTTCGACAAGTACAGGTGCTGACAAAGACGGAACTATGGATTTAGGCTCTAGTGGTGCTCGCTTTGAGAACCTTTATCTTTCAGGTGACGTTATACAAGGAAGTACTGCCGCAGGATTCATTAATTTTAACACAGGTCAGCAGACCGTTTCCACTGGCCAATCTGTGCAAACAAATTTGTTCGATAGGACTACTACAGGCACAGCGGCGACAGGCACTGTATACGTAGCTTGTGAAAATTCTGGACAAGACGTTTTGTTTGGATACATTATTGATTTCTTCTATAGCAACAGTACTCTGACTACAACAGCGAGAGAAACAGGAAATAGCCAAGGTACAACAACGTGTACTGTACAAGAAAATGGCACAGCTATTTCTGTAACAGTTGATTACGTCGGCGGTCTTGGTGGCAATATTCGATTTAATGCAGGAGGTCAAGCTTCTGTCTTCAACTACACTTAAAGAATAATAAGGTAAAAATCTAATGGCAGCATCACATTACATTGACGATTTTCAATTGAATGTCGCAAGAGGTTTGGTTTTAAATACCAGTGTTCGTAATATTTTTGGAACAACTGGTGCAAGTGCAAATATTGTCACCGGTGGATTCAGAACGCCTTGGGAAGAAGCTAGTGATTATACTTTTCCCGGCTCTGCCTTAACCATGTCAGTTGTCAGTAGTGATGCTGGTGATACAGCGGTTCTGTTACTTTTAGTCGGATTAGATGCTGATTATGCTGAGATATCTGAAACTTTGACAGTCAACGGAACAACACCTGTTACTACGACTAAACAGTTTTTTAGAATTAATGATGCTGTAGTTCTGGCAGGTAATGCTGTAGGAAATATTACAATATCGAATACTGGTGTCACATACGCAAAAATTCTTGCGGGAAATGGTAGAGATCAAAAAGCGGTATACACGGTGCCTGCAGGACACTGTTTCTATCTGACTCGTATCGATGCATTCTGTACGGATGCGAACGGCGGTAAAGCGGCTCGATTCAGAAACTTTTTGGCGTCTTCAAATGGACGAGAACTCAGAGTCGCAGATACAACTTTTTTTGAAAACATGAATATTCTAAGGCAAAGTCCGTTTAAGTATGGGGAAAGAACTGATATTAAAATGCAGTTAATATCTTTATCAGGCTCTGTAAACGGTTCTGTATTTGCTGAAGGCATCTTGATTAATGAATAATTTTTTAGATTACATCACTGAGCAGAAAAACACTCACATGACTCACATTGAGGATAAGGTGCTGTACGGTGGTGTCGATGGGACTCGGCAAGCGATCTTCGCTCTGCGTGATCTTCGGAACATGCTTGGTGGTAAGAAAGAGGGTCGAGTGTCCATGAAGTGGGACGGAGCGCCAGCTATCTTTGCTGGCACTGATCCACGTGATGGTAAATTCTTTGTAGCGAAGAAAGGAATCTTCAATAAAAATCCGAAGGTCTACAAGACTGAGGCTGATGTCGATGCAGACACTTCAGGCGACCTTGCAACTAAGCTAAAGGATGCACTACGATATTTACCCGCATTAGGGATTGAAGGCGTGATCCAAGGAGATTTTCTCTTTGGGCAAGGTGATGTTCAACGAGAAACAATCGATGGAGAATCCTATGTTACGTTTCACCCTAATACTCTTGTATATGCTATTCCCGTTAAAATGGCTTCTGCTGTTCTAAACGCTAAAATCGGGATTGTATGGCATACTACATATACAGGCAATAGCTTCGAAACGATGCGAGCATCGTACGGAGTTGATGTAAGTAAATTGAATCCATCCACTAAAGTATGGTCACAGGATGCAATGCTACGTGACGTTCGCAATGCGACTTTGACTAAACGAGAAACGGAGCAAATAAATGAATATCTTTCGCAAATTGGTAAATTGTTTAACGGGATCTCGGGCACAACCCTCAGAGCCCTCGAAGCCAACCAGTCCCTCGCCCAGCACATCGAGCAGTTCAACAACACCTACGTCCGAGCCGGAAGTCAAATCAAAGACACCCGAGCCCACACCGAAAAGCTCATCCGCTGGATCAAAAACAAGTACCAGAAAGAGATCGACAGCCGCAAAACCCCGCGCGGCAAAGCCACGCAAAAAGCGAAGCTCGACGACCTCCTCAAGTTCTTCAGCAACAAAAACAAAGTAAACTTAGTTAAGATGTTTGAACTACAAAAATTAATTGTAGTTGTCAAACTAAAACTTATAAATAAGTTAAACAGACTCAGTAGTCTTGAAACTTTTGTTAAAACTCGCAACGGGTTCAAGACTACTGGTCAAGAAGGTTATGTAGCAATTGACACACTTGGTGGTGACGCAGTGAAATTGGTTGATAGGCTAGAGTTTAGCTATAACAACTTTTCACCCGATATATTAAAGGGATGGGACAAACCAACGAGAAACTAGTATGTTAAGTTTTAAAGATTTTCTAACAGTTGACTACACGCCTGGCATGCCAGAAGAAATCTCATACGCCGCTATGAAGCGTAAGAGAGGACGTATTGGCGAAGACGTAGACGAAGCGTTGAACTTTCAACAGCGCCGTGCACGTGCCAGAGCGATGAAGAAGAATAAAGCAAAGATTGCTATGGGCAGAAGGAGAGCGGCTAGAAAAGCGGCTGATCCTAAGCGTCTTATGAAACGCGCCCGCAAAGCCGCAATCAACACCCTGTTCAAGAAACTAGCAAAGGGTCAGTCTCGATCTGATTTGCCCGCTGGTCGTCGCCAAGAAATTGAAAAGCGCATCGAAAAGATGAAGCCGAGAGTCGATAAGATTGCTCGCAAGATGTTGCCTCAGATTCGTAAATTGGAAAAAGAACGCAGAATGGGTGGTTCAGACAAGAAATGAGTTTTCCGTCTTTTAAAGACTATCTCGTTGAAGAACAACGCGAGGTATTTTTCACATTCGGCAGAATGAATCCGCCGACTATTGGTCATGGCAAACTAATGAAAGTCATGGCTACAAAAGCGGGCAAGAATCCCTACAAAGTTTACTTGTCACAGTCAAGTGATGCTAAAAAGAATCCTCTCACTTACGAACAGAAAATTAAGCACGTTCGTAAGATGTTCCCAAAACACGCACGTAACGTAATCATGGATAAGAAACTTCGAAACGTATTCGAAGTCGCGACTAGTCTCTACGATCAAGGCTTTAATCGCATTACCATGGTTGTCGGTGCTGACCGTATTACCGAATTCAAAACACTCCTAGAAAAGTACAACGGTGAGAAAGCGCGACATGGTTTCTATAACTTTGAGCGTATCACTGTAGTTTCTGCTGGTGAGCGAGATCCAGATGCCGATGACGTGACAGGCATGTCTGCATCAAAGCAACGTGAAAATGCTAAGAATAATGATTTCACAACGTTCGCACAAGGTGTGCCATCTACGATGAGTAGCCGTGACGCGAAGAAACTGTTTAATGATGTGCGCTCTGGCATGGGCTTAAAAGAAATGACTCAGTTCAAGAATCACGTTGAACTTAAGCCCGTATCTGACATGCGAGAAAAATTTGTTGAAGGAGAACTATTTAATGAAGGAGATCAAGTCATCGTTAAAGAGACTGGTGAAATGGGTCGAGTATCGCGCCTTGGTACCAATTACCTTATTCTCGATATGGCTGATGGCAGTTTCTCTCGCAGATGGATTACGGACGTTGAATTAATCGATGAAGCAGGTTGGGGTGGCAGTGGTATCATGCGGGATCTCATGCCTGGAGTTGATGCTTTCCTTGATCGAACAATCAACAAGAAGAAGTACAAGTTTGCTGTACGTACGTTCCTAGACTTGCGTAAAAAGAATCCAGGCGATGCTAGAAACAATCTGATCAAAACTGCTAAGATGACCGACACTGACGTTCGCACACTTGACAAGATGTTTCGACAGATGGTTAAGAAAGGCGTCATGCCTAAGCATCTTGTTAACTATCAGCCAACGTTTGCTGAAGAGAAGACAGACGATTGGTACAAAGATCAGCCCGAATGGGGCACCCCCGCCGCTACTAAGAAAGCAAAAAAGAATATCGCTGGTCAAGAAAAAGCTGACGTAAAAGAAGTGCGCGGTGACGAAGTAGATGCGGCAATGAAGCGTATCTCATTTGACAAGAGACAAGATCGACTACAGAATCGTCGAGAGCGTGACCGCAAAGAGCGCGAGTACGATAAAGTGCTTGATCGTGCGCGACTTGCTAGGGCTCGTCGAAAGAATAATCAAACGAACCGAGTTGTATAAATAAACGTATTACTTTAATAAGGGTTTTCTTCAGTGAAAAAATTCTCAGAACTACCGGAAAAACTTAAGAAAGACAAGGATGACCCTTGTTGGAAAGGTTACGTGCAAGTAGGCATGAAAAAGAAAAACGGCAAAGAAGTGCCTAACTGTGTGCCTAAAGAAAGCACGAACGAAAAGTTCGATGTTAAGTATGCTAAGTCCAAGCGCGGACCTATCAGTGTTCGCTCATTCGATTCTGCGAATGATGCCAAGAAGTTTCTTGATAGCATGAGAAAGCAAGGTTTTAACGGTATTATCTCTAAGAAAGGTCAACCCGTATCGATGCAACGCATGAAAGACATGCAAAAGGAGTCGGTTGACGAAGCGATGTCATTGGCTGACATTCGCCGTAAGAAAGAGCGTGAAGATAGACGTAAGAGAGATCATGGTGACGAAACTCAACATCAAAGAATGATGCGTAAAGTCTATGGCAATATGATGGGTGGTCTTAAGAAAGAAGAAGTCGAGGGGATTGATGAAGACTACATGAAGTCCAATCAGCATCCTATGGATCGTTCAGATGCGCATCACACGCAAGCAACTTATCACACGCAACAAGCGGCGCAGGCAAAGAAAGCGGGAGATAATGTCGCACATGGGCAACATAGAAATGCCGCAAGACATCATACAGCCGCTGGCGATGCTTGGGCGCGTCATGCCACGAAAGTAAAGAAGGGGATGAATGTTTCTCCTCCGCATCAGATGTCGAAGGTTGCACATTCTTCTACTCAGAACGCGCACGGGCAAAATGAAGAAGTAGGCATCAACGAAGCGCCGGGCAAATACAGTAGACGCGGCGACAAAGAAATGTATCAATGGGGTGATATTAATCAAGCATTAATGGCTGTAGGTATGAGGACAGCGCAAATTGCTAATGTTCTGACTAAGCTTTCACAGAAAGAAGTGGGTGTTAAAGAAGATTTAGATGAAGCAGTGAATTACTTCAATGTCGCAAAAGCATTTGATGACTATGCAAAGAAACATGGCGGCATCGACAAGAAAGACTTTATGAAGGTCGGTGCGTTTGTTCGTCAACTTGGTAGAGAGTCTGACGTAAACAAGCAAGACAAGACGTTCATGGCGATGAAGAAGTACATTAGTGCTATGGACACTGATCCTCGCGATGGCGTAATTCAGATATTCCAAAAACATGGCATGTGGAAGAATGGTCGTATCATGCGCGAAGGTCTTGAAGAAAAGGCTGTATCAAAAGCACAGCAGAAGTTTTTTGGCATGGTGCGAGCAAAGCAGAAGGGCGAGATGGACGATGCATCTCCTGAAGTAGCAAAAGCCGCTAAGTCTATGTCAAAGAAAGACGTAAAAGATTTTGCGAAGACCAAGCACAAAGGTCTGCC